GTTAACAATTGCAAAGGCCGCAAAAAAAACAGACATCAAAGCAACTCAGGGCGCTTTTTATAAAGTGGATTTGCCTGATGAAAAGATTGCTCAGATGTTGGATTGGGACAAGCCATTGAACCAACAACGTGATTATGTTCAAAAAATTATTCGTTCTCAAATGCCGAATTCATCTTGGGAACAAATGAAAACGCGAAGTGGCAGAGATTATTATGAGTTTTATTGGGGTGGCTCAACACAACCAGGAGCTGCTTCTTCGTTTTTAACAGAAATGGGGATACCTGGAATCCGTTATTTAGATCAAGGTTCTAGAGGTGTAAAAAGAGGTACAAGTAATTTCGTTGTTTTTCCAGGAGAAGAACAACATCTTAAGATGTTAGAAATAAATAATGTTCCTTTGGTTGACATGCTGCCGAAAGTTCGTTGATGATACGGTGTAAAGAATGTTTGTTTTTTGGCAGCACTTCTGGTGCGGTACTTGGGCTGTGCAGACGTTACCCTGCATCACAAAATAAGCATGATCAGGATTGGTGTGGCGAGTTCAAACAAGGTGAAGTGCAAGCCGAACCTGTAATTGTCAAACGCAAGTATGTAAGGAAAAAGAATGCTTCGACCGTTGCATGATCGTGTGGTGGTTAAATGCTCAGAACGTGTGTTGTCAAGCATCGTTTATGCAGTCAACCGTGAAAGCATGAACGAAGGCACGATCGTGGCTGTTGGCCCAAGGGTCAAAACCGCGCAGCCTGGCGAGTTCATCAAATACGGCAACGGCAGCTATCTTGATTGGCCCATCCATGAGATGGATGGTGAGAAGTTTCAAATCATTCAAGAAGCTGACATTGCTTGTGTTGTGGATAACCTATGAAATTAGGTCTTTACGCAAACATTCATGCCAAGCAAGAGCGCATCAAGGCTCAAAAAGAAGCTGGCAAACCTGTGGAAAAAATGCGTAAGCCAGGCACAAAAGGTGCGCCGACAGCTGAAGCATTCAAGCAGGCCGCAAAGACTGCAAAGAAAAAGCCATGAAAAAGCACGATAAGCCTATTGCTCACACCACAACCGGCAAAGGCAAGAACTACAACCCCACCGAAAAAGGTGCGGGTATGACTGCTAAAGGCCGCGCGGAGTACAACTCAAAAAACAACGCTAATCTCAAAGCACCGGCACCCAACCCCAAAACCAAAGCAGATGCTGGCCGTAAAGCATCGTTTTGCGCGAGAATGGAAGGCGTTGTGAAGCACGCTAAAGGCCCAGCAGAAAGGGCCAAAGCATCTCTTAAAAACTGGAACTGCTAAGGAATCATCATGTCAAATTCAATCGCAATCGGTGTTGCTTACTCTGATCCTGAGTTTTCAACTTGTTTCATTACAGAACAACTTGGTTATGCAGCATCAGGCCAGGGCACTGTTACCCAGGCCACAAGCAAATCAACCGCAGTGACGTTGAACAAGTCAGCGGGTCAGATCACAATGAACGCTGCGTCACTCAATGGCACAACAAATGTGACCTTCACGCTTAACAACAGCTTGATTAGCGCCAAAGACGTTTTGATTCTTAACGTTGCATCAGGCACTGCTGGCTCTTACAACGTGTGGGTCAGTGGTTTATCAGCTGGTGCTGCATCCATCACACTTCGAAACATTTCTGGTGGTGCGCTTGCAGAGGCTGTGCAAATCAACTTTGCCATCATTCACTGCGCTTAATATGCCGCTTACTAAAACGCCAAGTAAGAAAGCCTTCGAGAAGAACATCAAGGCAGAAGTGCAAGCAGGTAAGCCTGTCAAACAGGCTGTTGCTATTGCTTATAGCGTGAAGAGAGAAGCGGAAAAGAAGAAGAGTGGAAAGAAATAACACGATTTCCCGTTTATAAAATGATTGAACATCAGCCAACAGAGCAAACCCGCGAACTTGTGCAAACGAGTAGTGGGTTAGGCTTGCCGCACGAGATGATTGGCGCTTTGCTTAAGATTGATCCAAAGACGCTGCGAAAGCATTACCGCGAAGAATTGGATTTAGGCAGAGCAAAAACGGGCAGTGATATTGCACGCACGCTTTACGATAAGGCCATGTCAGGCGATGTTACGAGCTTAATCTGGTGGACTAAAACGCAGTTGCGCTGGTCAGAAACGGTAAAGCAAGAACTGACAGGTGCTGATGGTGTGTCGCTGATTCCTGCCAAAGTTCAGCTTGAGTTTCTAAAGCCAAATGATAGCCAGTGATCATGCTGTTAAGGCTCAGTTTCCAGAAAAGTTAAAAGGGTTGTTTGAAAAGAGCCGGTACAAGGTGTTGTACGGCGGCAGGGGCGGCGCAAAGAGCTGGGGCATAGCGCGAGCCTTATTGATTCTTGGTACGTCCAAAACCATGCGTATTCTTTGTGCGCGTGAGTTTCAAACGTCACTGAAAGATTCAGTGCATAAACTGTTATGCGATCAAATCGAGCAGCTTGGCTTAATGGGTTGCTATGAGATTACACAAGCAAGCATTCGCGGCATCAATGGCACTGAGTTTTTCTTCACAGGCTTAAAAAACAACCCCACCAACATCAAATCGTTTGAAGGCGTTGATGTGTGTTGGGTGGAAGAAGGCCAAACCGTTAGTCGCCTAAGTTGGAACATTCTTATTCCAACCATTCGTAAGCAAGGCTCAGAAATTTGGGTCAGTTTCAACCCTGAACTCGAAACAGATGAAACATATCAGCGGTTTGTTGTTACACCGCCTGCTGATTGCATCACGATCAAAATCAACTGGGATGACAACCCGTGGTTTCCTGAAACGCTACGCCTAGAAAAAGACGCGTTGAAAGCACGCGATCTGGAGGCTTATAACCAGGTTTGGGAGGGTTTGTGCAGGCAGACGGTGGATGGTGCCATCTTTGCAAAAGAAATGCAGCAGGCCGACAAAGAAGGCCGTTTAACCAAGGTTCCTTATGATCCAACCAAGCCTGTGCATGCGATTTGTGACTTAGGTTGGTCTGATCAAACCAGTTGGTGGTTTGTGCAATTCATCGGCATGGAAACCAGGCTCATTCGCTACTTTGAAGACAGCCAGCGCACCATGACAAGCTACCTGGCGCAGCTGCAAACCTTTGGTTATGTTTATGACACGATTTGGTTGCCGCATGATGCTCAGAACAAAACGCTTGCTGCAGCTGGCCGCTCGATTGAAGAAATCGTGCGAAATAGCGGTTACAAGACGCGGGTGCTTGAGCGTGTGCCCATTGTTGATAGCATCAACGCCGCAAGAACAATTTTCCCAAACTGTTGGTTTGATAGAGAAAATTGTGCAGATGGGCTAAACTGTTTACGTCATTATCGCTACGAAGTTGATCCAGAAACGGGCCAATTTAGTCGCAACCCGTTGCATGATGTCTATTCGCATGGCGCAGATGCGTTTCGTTACATTGCATTGATGCTCAAAGAGCCTGCCAAACCGCGCAAAGTGGTGCCCGTGGTGCATGCTGGGTGGATGAGCTGAAGGATTGAACATGGCATGGCAAGACACAGACATGGATGGCCGCATCGGTGAAGCAATCAAGTTCTTGCACCTGGTTGCTGATGCTGACTCTCAAAATCGAGCAGAAGCGTTAGGCGATATTAAGTTTGCCGCAGGCGATCAGTGGCCGGTTGAAATTCAAAATAGTCGAAACCTTGAATCGCGGCCATGCCTGACCATCAACAAAATTGACGCTTACATACGCCAGGTTACGAACCAGCAGCGCCAACAACGTCCGCGCATCAAAGTACATCCTTGCAACAACGAAGGCGATGTCAAGATTGCACAAGTGATTGAAGGCATTACGCGTCATATTGAGAACAACTCCAACGCTGATACGGCGTATGACACAGCGTTTGAATACGCAGCCAAAATGGGTTGGGGTTACTGGCGAGTCACAACCAATTACATTGCTGAAGACAGCTTTGACCAAGAAATTTACATTGAACCGATTGATGATCCGTTTAGCGTTTATTTTGATCCTAACTCAATAGCGCCGGATGGTTCTGATGCAGAACGTTGTTTGATCTGCACCGTGATGTCTAAAGAATCATTCCGTGAGCAGTATCCAGACGCTGATGATGGCGCAAACTTTAATGCTACGAGCACAGGCGATAGTTCAGCGCAGTGGGTAACGCGTGAAGACATACGCATCGCTGAATACTGGAAGGTTGAACGCGAGCGAGCCACCTTAGTGATGCTTAACGATGGCACCAAACTTTTTGAAGATGACCTGCCAAGCAAAGAAATGATGGCGTTGGCTGGCGTTGAAATTATTGAACGCAGACCGTCATTTCGCAAAAAGGTTAAATGGTGCAAGCTAACTGCCATGCAAGTGCTTGAGGAGCGCGAGTGGCCTGGCAAGTGGATTCCGATTGTGCCGGTCTATGGCGCACAAGTCATTGTGGATGGCAAGCGTAAAAAGTTTGGGTTGGTGCGCTTTGCTAAAGACCCGCAACGCATGTACAACTTCTGGCGTACATCAATGACTGAAGCCATTGCTTTAGCACCTAAGCCTAAGTGGTTGATTGCTGAGGGCCAAGATGAGGGCCATGAAAGTGAGTGGGCACTCGCTAACATTAAGTCAACGCCAGTGTTGCGCTTTAAGCAAAAAGATATTGAAGGTGTGCCAGCGCCTGTGCCGCAACGCATACAGCCTGAGCCACCGCCAGCAGGCATTATGGTGGCAGCAGATGCAATTGCTCAAGACTTAAAGACTGTGCTTGGTATCTTTGATCCTGCGATGGAGCTGCCTGGCAATCTTTCTGGTAAGGCGTTACAGAGTCAGCAGCAGCAAGTAGATATGTCGAATTATCACTTTTACGATAATTTGACGCGAAGCATCAAACAGACGGGCAAAATCTTGCTTGATCTAATCCCAAAAATCTATGATACGCAGCGCGTTATGCGGATTATTGGGGTTGATGGCAAGCCAAACCTTACAACCATCAACGAGGTTAAAGCCACAGGCGAAGTGTTGAACGATGTAACGGTGGGTCTGTATGACGTTGTGATGGAAACAGGGCCAGGCTACAACAGCAAGCGTCAGCAAGCAGTGGAAGCGATGATGCCTTTGATGGTAGAACCTGCTGTTTTCCAAGCAGCTGGTGATTTATTGTTCAGGAACATGGATTTTCCTGGTGCTGATTTGATTGCTGATCGTTTAGCCGCGCAAAATCCGTTAGCGCAACTTGATGAAAAGTCAGATGTGCCACCGCAAGTGCAAATGCAATTAATGCAAGCACAGAAAGTTATTTCTGACATGCAGCAGCAAATGATGGCCATGCAGCTCGAACTGCAAAACCGTGGCCAGATTGCTCAAATGCGTGAGGAAAACGAAAACAAACGCAAGCTAATGGATGTTGTTTCGCGTGCTTACAACACAGACACGATCAACGAAGCAAAAGTAAATCAAACCAACATTAAAGCGACCACTGATCAAAACAAGGCTGAGCTTGATGCCATGCTTAAGCTAATGCTAAACGGTATGCCATCTGATGTATTGGCCGCTGAAATAGCAAAGCGTGATCAAGAGCAGCGCAATCTTGAATCCTTTGCGGAAAGAGAAGTCAACGCCACCAACAATCCTTACATTGCGTTGGGTCAAAATGTCATGCAACAAATGTCGCAATAATTGACAGTTGAACTCAAGAAGTTGACAATATGTGAAACCTACCGATTGGTTAATCGGGTAAATTCTTGGAATTAAATCCATGTCTGAAGAACAGCGCGTTGCCAGCAACCTGGTGACGAGTGAAAATTTAGCTGAATTTGCTGCCCAAAAACTTGGGCTTGATCAGGCAAAACCTGAAACCGAGGCGGTGCAAGCCGAGCCGGAGCAAGCACAGCAAGAGCCTGAAGAACAGGCTGAGCAAGTAGAACGCAAGCCTAATCCAAAAATCGAGCGACGATTTTCTGAGATTACCAAGCAGCGCGAGCAGGCAAAAGAAGAAGCCAGGCGTGAGCGAGAAGCTAGAGAATCTTTAGAAGCGCGTCTTAAGGAATTGGAAGCGCGTTTGAATCCTGCGCCAGAGCCAGTTGATTTGAACGAAGAACCAAAACCTGAACAATTTAGCGATATGTACGAGTATGCCAAAGCATTGGCAGAACATACGGCTGAAAAGAAGTTAGCAGAACGTGATCAGCAAGAACTGGCTCGCAAGGCCGCAGCGGAACAAGAAGCGAAAGCTAGGACTTGGGCCGAACGCGTGAATGCAGTGAAGTCAGAAATTGCAGATTTTGAAGACATGGTGCAAAGCAGCGATGTGCGCGTTTCAGATGCGGTGCGCGATGCAATCATGGAATCAGAGCATGGGCCTAGAATTTTGTATTACCTAGCTGATAACAGCGATGTTGCAAAAAAGCTAAGCGCCATGTCTACAGTGTCTGCTGTACGCGAGATTGGGAAGATTGAATCAAGGTTTGAGCGTTCTGAAAGTAAACCAGCGGTAAGTAAAGCGCCTGCTCCTATCAATCCAATCAGAGGCGCGTTAAGCACCGTTGATGCAGGTTTGGATGCAGATGGCAATTTTCATGGAACGTATCAGCAGTGGAAAGCTGCCAGGGCAGCTAAGAAAATCCGCTGAAACTTTAGAAAGGATTTGAAATGTCAAATAATTTATTGACGATCAGTAAGATCACCAACGAAGCACTGATGGTGCTTGAGAACGAATTGACCTTTACAAGCGAAGTAAACCGCGAGTATGACGATCAATTTGCAGTGGTTGGCGCAAAGATTGGCAATACGTTAAACGTTCGCAGACCTGGCCGCTTCATTGGTACAACTGGGCCTGCGCTGAATGTTGAAGATTTTAACGAAACGTCCATTCCAGTGACGCTTAGCACTCAGTTCCACGTTGATACGCAGTTCACCACGCAAGATTTGGCACTCTCACTGGATATGTTTAGTGATCGTGTGCTCAAGCCTGCTGTGGCTGCAATTGCCAACAAGATTGATTTTGATGGCCTGACAATGGCTAAAAACAGCACTGCCAACATTGTTGGTACGGCTGGTACGCCACCAACCGGTTTGATTACATTTTTGACCGCGCAAGCGTATCTTGATTCGGAAGGTGCACCGCGTGATGGTCGCCGCAGCTGCATTATTGAGCCATTCACCAGCGCCACCATCGTTGATAGCCTTAAGGGTTTGTTTAATCCGCAATCCGCTGTATCAACCCAGTATCAGAAGGGTTTGATGGGCCGTGATAGCGGTGGCATGAACTGGAAGATGGATCAGAACGTGATCGCTCAAACGTTTGGTGCGTGGACAACCACCGCCGGAACGTTGACAGCGAACACTCAAAGCATCGGGATTTCAACCGGCTGGGCATCAACATCAACCTTCACGCTGACGCACAGTGCTGGTTTGACCTTAAAGCAAGGCGATGTGATCCAGATTGCAAACGTGTTTGCAGTCAACCCACAGAACCGCCAGGCTTATGGTTCAAACAAGCTGCGTAATTTTGTTGTGCAGCAGACAGTGACAGGTTCTGGTTCTTCGACCATTTCTGTGACGGTTGCACCGGCAGTCATTACCGCGGGCCAATTCCAGAACGTAACGATTCCAACGACAAGCGCAACTGCAACGGTTACGCCTTTCTCGATTGGCACCTCAGCAACGGGCACTGTGAGCGCACAAAACATCGTGATGCACCGCAATGCTTACACGCTGGCAACTGCTGATCTTGAGCTGCCTGACGGTGTGCATTTTGCTGGCCGCGCATCAGACAAAGAGCTCGGTTTATCGATTCGTGTGGTGCGTCAATACACCATCAACAACGATTCGATTCCTACGCGTCTTGATGTGTTGTATGGCTGGGCACCGCTGTACCAAGAACTTGCTTGCCGCGTTGCATCTTAATTTTGAAAGGATTTGAACATGAGTAATCCAGGCCCAGCATCAACGACAACCAATCATCCATCAAACCTGGCAACCAACCAGGCGTTGCGTTTGATTGCGTCAGCTCAAACCGTTAACCTTAATTCGGTTGCGGACACAGCAGCAAACATGGTCAATGTCAGCGGCAACTATTCGGTGCAGTTCATCATTGTTGCCAACGCATCGATTTCTTTAACCACTGCACAGTTGGCTGTTTACACTGGCCCAGGCGCAACGGGTACGGCGATCAAGACTGCTTATTCGCTCTCCAGCAATAACAGCACGACCGCTGTTGTTGAAACCGCTGCAACCAGCACTGACAGCACCACAGCAGGACAGCTGTACATTCGTTGCACCACGGCACAAGGCGCAGCAGCAACTGCTGATGTCTTCATCTATGGTTATGATCTAACTTTCTTGTCTTAAGCAAGCAGGTTGCGTCAGAAAATGGCTTGCCCCAAAAAGGCAAGCCTTTTTTATAGGGAGTTTAGGTTATGGCATACAACAGTCCGTTTACACCTTTTGGGCCAACCGTATTGGTGGGCACCAGTGAAGTGCAGGTGAAGACATCTAACAATGACAATCCAACGTCTTATCGCGTAAGGAACGTGTCAGCAAGTGCTCAATACTTTTCTTGGGCACCATCCACTGGTGCAACGCCATCTATCACGGTAACAGCACCAACGGCTGGCAATCCTTCGTATAACACGATTGGTATGCTTGGCAATTCCATCGAAGTGTTTGGCGGTTTGCCACCCAACGCCTGGTTCAAAGCTGATGCTGTTGCAGCTTTTGAAATTACCGCTGGCGAGGGTTTGTGATTAGCATTGTTATTCCAACGTACAACCACTGCGAAAAGTACTTAAAGCCATGTATTGATTCAATCTTAGAGCACACTGATTTGCAAGATGTCGAATTAATTGTTTCTGCAAATGGCTGCACTGACGGTACTGAAAGCTACCTGGCTGGCTTAAAAACCCAGCTGGGTAACCAACTAAAAGTTATTTGGCATGACAAGCCTTTGGGTTATGCAAAGGCTAACAACGTAGCAATACCGCACGCGCAAGGCGAACACATCGTTTTGCTCAACAACGATACGGTGCTACTGCCGCAAATTAAGAATCAATGGCTGAGCATGTTGCTAAAGCCTTTCAAAACCAATCCTTTTTGCGGCATTTCATGCGTCATTAAAAGCCATTCTGAGCCTGCTGGCCGAGACTTTGGCATTTTCTTTTGCGTCATGATTCACAAGAGAGTCTTTCATGAAATTGGCTTGCTTAATGAAGACTACGGTGTTGGCGGCGGTGAAGACACGGAATTTTGCATTGAAGCAGAAAACGCTGGCTTTCAAGTTATTGAATGCACACCAAAAGTGTGGCAAGACATCAGTTATGTTGGCGGTTTTCCAATCTATCATCGCGGCGAAGGAACCATGCACGATGCTGCGTTGGTTGTTGATTACAACAGCATTTTTCACCGCAATTCATTAAAACTAGCAAAGAAATACAACCTTGATTGGTATCGATGGAAGTTAAGCAACCACTACGAGCGAGCCGTTTTTTTGAAAGGCGATGCTATATTTCCCAGAGAGCTCACCCGTTACAAGTGGGCAGCTGCACACGTTAGAGGCACAAAAGTGCTAGAGATTGGCTGTTCAACAGGATATGGTGTGCAATTCTTAGGGGACGTTGATTATCTTGGCCTAGATTACGACCCGCAAATCGTTGAAGTGGCGCAAGAGCAAGGATGGAGCGCAACCGCGAGCTTTCAGTACGCTGACATCAATGATTATGCGCTTGACCACTATGACACCATCATTGCTTTTGAAGTCATTGAGCACTTAGACAATGGCTTAGAAGTGTTTGAGCGTCTGAAACAGCATGGCAAAACATTGCTTTTTACAGTGCCACACAAAGAACCTGTTGGCTTTTGGGGGCCGCATCATAAGCTGCATGGCCTATCTGAAGAACACTTCCCTGGCTGCGTGTTTCACTACATTGATGAGGTGGGAAACATAACTGGCCAGCCAAGGGCTATTGATGAAGTCAACCGCTGCAATTTGATGATAGGTTGCTGGCATGGCTAAGGTGTTGTGCAGCATTTCAACGCGTGGAAGATCACAAACTACGTTGCCTATGGCCATTAATTGTGTGCTGCAGCAAACCGTCAAACCTGACAAGCTAGTAATTTTTGATGACAACGATGAACAGATTGACCTAAGAGGTTATCCTGTTTACTCAAAATTGTTCCAAATGCTTGATGCCAAAGGCATTGCTTGGGAATGGCAGTGGGCCGCAAAAAAAGGGCAGCATTACAACCATCAAATGGCTAACTGGATGGGCTATGAATGGGTTTGGCGCGTCGATGATGATTGCTTGCCAGAATCCAACGTTTTAGAAAACTTAAAACGTTGGGCGGTTGATGGTGTGGGTGC